GTCTGACCGAGGAAGAACACCGACTCGTCATGCACGTTGGTCAATGTAGATAACATGTCTGACTTGGTTATGGGTTTATCTTCCGTCAGTATCTCGACCTTGCCATTCTCGACAATAGCTTGGCCGTTGACACTATCGTATGTGGACAACAGCTTGTCCAAATACTTCTCCGGGGGCATCACGCCTTGCTTCCTGTGAAGCAGACAGGCACGATGTGCCGGATTGGTAGTCGCCATTACTTGCTCCTTCTCATGTTGTATCCGATAGAGAGTTTCTCTCGGATTGGGTGGTAGAGACCTAGGTAATAGGTCAAATAAACCACATTGATTACCTAACATCAGATAGAGCTTATTGACAACTTTTGCACTAATGATCTCTCTGTGTATTAGTTCTTCGAAGACACATACTAGAGCATAACTTACTGCTTTTCGTTCCCATTCTTTCCACATTGTGGTTCCCTCACAATGGTTCTAGTCAGGAGCTTAGATGTGCTGAAGGTGTAGGATTGTATCCGATTAATCCTATATCCAGGCTTACAAGCCAGACAACCATCAACTCTAACCTCTCTAGCGTCTTTCCAAGGCTGTGCTGTTCTTCTTGTTCCACATCGACAAACGATGATCATGAGGTTATTCCTGCAAATGGATAAAAGAAAGGGCCTGATGCAACGATACGGACATGCAGAGGGAGACCGCATGCTTCGGGAGTACGCTACACCAGGCCCACCTAGGTAGTCTCAGAGGGAACCTGACACACCCAGGATACTATTACTAATCAACCCATTGGATGTAGCCAATGTCAAGGGCCATTAAACATTTGTCTCTGTTATGATATATTTCAGATCGTCTGACGGTTCCATCCAGCCGTACCTCTTCGATAAAATACTCACTCGCATGGAAATACAACTTGTGCGATGAAGAGATACGAACTGGATGGAATTGGTCTACCCCGTGCTTAGACCCAGCCTTGTTGGCCCAATACCGTAGGTATGCATTACGTGGGTCTTCTACAGGTAGGGGCCTGGCTAGGGATCGTTGTTGCTGGAGCAATCCAGCTGACCTAGACATCTCAGGATTTACTGTTGTCTTAGGTGAACGGTGACTTGAAATATAATCACTACTGTATCTAATTGGAAACATCTTCTTCCCCACCCGCTTACGGGCGCGTGGGGGTTCCTTTTGCAAACGCAGAGCTTCTTTAGATCTGCGTATATCGTCTTCGGTCAGCCTACTCATTGCAACCAATCTCTCTTATTGAGTTACGATGATAACTTTAGCTGGCTGATGTGCCAGAACGCAAGCTGCCAGTGTGGTCTTGAGTCAATTACAGGTGAGTGTAATGCTATCAGTACCGGCGGGAATGTTAGACGGACCGACAACAAGGTTGGTCGGGAGTTTGCCCGCATTAGTGAGAGCGAAACTACTGGCGTTAGCTCCACCCAGTGTCAGTGTGCCCAGATACGTACCACCCACCGGATTGGCAGTTACAGTAACAGCACCAACCACAACATTGGCATTGTTAGGGCCATTGGTGGTTACTGTTGTATTGGACAGAGCAATGCCAACACAAGCAGGATTAACCGTAATGGTAACACTGAACGGTTGGTTAGCTACCTGTGCAAACGCACAAGATGTGGACAGCAGCAGAGCAAGGATAGTCTTCATTGGAGGTAGTCTCCCTCGTTGTAGTCCGGCAGGACTATGAAGATATATTCATCGACTTGGATAACAGGTACACAACGCAACCACACAATGAGTAGTGGTTCCATTGGTCAGTCTCTTTCTATGGCCGACTAGATTTCCTCATACTCTATAGTACCATGCTGAGTTCCTTGTACCAAACCTATGGTAAGTATTTAGACAGCTTCTTCTGAATAGCGGCTTCATACTCTGGAATATCCGCATCCTCGAATGGTTCCATAGGAACTGTCGGGAATGGACTATCTCCAGGCCCAATCTCATGTTCGTAATCTGTGAATGAACTATCGTCAGGGACAAAACCCCCAATGACAAAGGTTAAGAGTTCCTTCTCATCTCTAAACCACAGGTGATTAGTAAGAAAAGCAAGAGAAGGACCAACGGCACCAGCGTGCATAGATACAGGGCCAACACCTGTGACCTCCCTATCCTGAGGATAGAGCGTATCTGTGAAGATAACGAAAGCGGTATTGGGTAAGTTCTTGATTGCCTCTCGAACATCACCAACGGTTATCGCTCTTGTCTTACTCATAACTCTATCTCCAAGATTGCTCCCCGTCTCCATACATTCCACAGGATTTCTGCCTGTGGTTCGTCTCTCTTCGTTATTGGTCTACCTAATGCCATCTCCATGCATGGTAAACACAACAACGATCTAGGTTCAATCAACCAAGCTATGCATATGGCATTCCATATGCTATCCTTAACCATGGGTCCAAGGTGCCAGTTGGATCTACAATGTTGACAGTTATAATCTTCACCACTGTTTCTGCTTAGGTTCCATCTGGTCATCAGCTGTTCCCAACGATACTGGGAGAACTCTGTCTCAGATACATTAGGAGCTAGCTTATTCATTTCTTGAACTCCTTCTCTCCGTCTAGCACGGCTAGAGTTCTCTTAGTTATCTTATCTTTGAGAGCCCTGCCCATTTCAGTCGCTTTAAGAGCCTCAGCCACCATATGGTCGCCCAGAGTTGTGCAATAATCCAAGTAATTCTTAGCTTCTGTGACGGTGTTCTGTGCATCTTTGAGCAATGCCTCTGCTGATGTTCTAGCTGCTTTCACTAGTATGTTGTCTTCCGGAATAATATCAGGGATATTAGGCTGCAATGTCATAGGCTCAATCTTATTAATCTCCCTGATTGCATCAGATAGATCAATCTCAGGTATTACACGCTTAGCCGTAGATATACCATGTTCCATGTCTACCTCCTATTTGTAATAGTTGAGAGCCTCTACTACTGAGTCAGTAAATTTCCTAAGATCTTCTTCAGTTTCATCCCCCTTTTGGAAGATCTCAAACCTAGGAAAACCATCCGTGTCATAAACACGGATCATATTGGGTTCGATTTCACCAACTAGTCCAGATACAAAACGCATTTTCATCTCCCTGATTAAGAGCAGTTTTTATTGAGACTGACATACTCAGGTCAGCTCGTCACACCACAGGGTAGGTGCTATACCAGTTAAGGTCCGCTATGTCTGGGCCCTGTGCGACGATTTGATGATCTCGCGAAGCAAACGAATGAACCGTACCTCTCTTGCCGTTACAAGTGGCTCTGAATGTTTAACATATTCGCCACTCTTTCGCATCGCAATCGTACGGTTGAACGCACGACGCTGTGCCGCTGTCCATTTCTTAACAGACATTAGTATCTCCCTTCTCTGAATAATCCCCTATAATCATTATCTCATACCAAGGTACTTACACCAACTGATCTACTGTCTACACAGGAGCTTGATACAAATAAGCCATACGGTACGTGCATGCATGACAGGAACAAGGCCTTGTTCACGCTTTGTCCAATTAAGGCAAATAAAAAAACCCCTGTGACATTTCTGCCACAGGGGTTAGTCAGATCAGTCAGATGGTAGATCAGGCAGCGCGAGACTTGCCTTCCTTGGCCATCGCTTCGTCCTCGGCAGCCAGCTTGGCAGCCTGCGCTTGACGCTTCTTGGCCAAGTCCTTATCGACTTGAGACTTGACCATTAACGCCTCCCGTTCGATAGCCTGTGATGCTGAGACAACGAGATAGCGATTAGCTTCGCCATCGTCACCTTGCATCCAATCCCAGAACGCTTGCTTGTTGATGGGATTTTTCAGGAACTCACGAACGGATCCAAGCATAGCTTCCACATCGGTAACACCGGGAGCGTAGACGTTGACTTGCTTGCGCCTCTGATCCTCAGTATTACGCTTGATAGTATTCCGCAGGTCAACCAGAAAGTCTGTACCGGCCTTGTGTTCCTTCACAGCCTTGCTGACATTGAACCTACAGAATGTACCGACCGAGAGTTTCTTGTAGAGGGGACTAGCTGTATCCGTCTCCGCGCCTTCCTCCCGGTATGAGTACGTCAGATAGAGCGGGGCACGACTGGCGTGGCGAATAGCCGCGACATTCGATCTCCAACCCCAAGCAAACGTACCACCTTGAAGGTCCAGATCCTTAACAATTCGGATCTGTCTCTCCAAAGCCCAACCCTGTGCGAACCGAGTACACAAGGTAGTGAACCTAGCGTTCAGCCGTTCGAGAGTTGACTGCACACTATTCATGTTGTCCCACTTGAGATCGCCCAAGTGTTGGTCGATCGTGACCAAGTGAGAAATCACCGCAGCCCTTTCCTCGGTTGTCAAAGGCTGTAGCTTGGACTTGTTCTCTGGATCGGCTGTCTTAACGACACGTTCCAGAGCAGCAGCACAAGACTTGTACTTGCGTCCAATCCCTGTGCCCGAGACGATAGCAGCAATGCGACTGCCAGAGGCCGAAGTCTTGCCGTTCTTCTCGATATAGAAGCGATCCGAAACATCATTCGATCCAGATGGTAGAGCCTTGGGGTGTGGCTGACCATACTTGTCCGTGTGACCAATCGGATAGCTGCCGGGGATCAGAGTGACCAGAAAGAACTTGCCTTTGGCCTTCTTATCAGCCGCAGCAATATCCTCTCGGAGCACCATTGACGAACCGTCAAAGTCCTCCTTGGCCTTTCCGACCATCTGATCTGCGTGTTTGTCGAATTCACCGTTCAGCATCTCGCCGAGACGGACGTATTCGGCAGCACTTGCAAGACCAGTTACGCTAATGTCCACTACCTCATCGGCATCGGTCTCGTTTTCCTCGACCTTGTCCAAGCTAGCAGTCATTGCATCCTCGGTGTTCTCGGTATGGTCCATGACCATCTGTCTCAGATCACTGTCCGAAAGCTTGGTACCGGGCACATACGCCTTGATCAGATCAATGCGCTGTTGCCAAGCAGTCAAGACTACACCGGCCTTGAAGTCGCCGATGTCCGAGGTAACAGTATAGGCGGGACACGGTGTCTGTCCACCGGTGCGCCTACGATCCAATGCCATTCGGGCACCTCATTACGCTAGTCAGGTTGCATTGCATGCACACACTAGCCATGTGCATGTCGATACAACCATACTGTGCGGCGCGTTATGACAGGGCCGGGAACGACCATACCCATTTGAGTATGTCTCGACATACCCAATTAACGTAAAGCGGATTAAGTTCCATCACAGCAGGCATGGGATAGTGCGGATCATGTATGCCACAAGCGTACTCGTCTAGGTAGTCTGGGTTAGCGGACAAGCTAAACAAACCTAGCTTACCCACGAATACAGTTTGCATGTTAGCCTCCTAAGTCCATCGTCAATGCAGCCTAAGCCGGTCTAAGTCCCGGATATCCAAGGCTGCATACCCAATGGGCTTTCATTGTGTACGGCGTCCTTTGCCTCTGATCTTCATTCCATGTTGCACACTCAAATGCCTTTGCTGTCTCTGCTAATGCACGCTGTAGTGCACCAACATACACACCGTCAGCACAATCATGCACACGGTGATAAACCTTTCTTCCTTGACCGACAGCATACGCCGTCACCTCCCTTGTTAGCTCCTACCTATAGTCTACACCCAAGGCATGCTTGCGCGCAGCGTGTTTGCACACGCGCAAGCCCTTGTTGCGAATAACTCCCTGTTAGGCCGCGATCAGGCCGCGAGCATAGGCGCGACGCACGATGGCCAAGCGCATCTGGAACGGTACGACATTGGTCTTGCATCGCGTGATCTTCTGACACGGACGCGAACGCCAATGCGTCGGATATCGCGTAATTGGATAGAAAGCCTGAAAGTCAGCAACCGCCTTGGCGCACAAGAGGCGCATTTCAGCCTTAGACATGATAGTTCCCTTACCATTTGTCCGGAGTAGGATAGTCGCGCAGCCATGCCTCAAGACGCACTAAGTCCTTGTCCGTTAGGACGCAGCCTATAGTTACCTCCACCCCGTCGGACGCACGTCCAATGTATTCGATACCGTCGGTTCGAACTACATCAGCAGCAATCAGACTATCAAGCAGAGGTGTCAATGGACGCCGCTTTGCCACCACACTCTCCCGGCTTCCGGTCCCGCGAACACCACGCCCGCGATCACCATGGTCAGGAGTATACTTGCAACCGAGGCCTCTTGTCTACAACCTAGGATGGAATCGTCATGCAATCCATGCATATCAGCTATGCGTCTACATCATGGCTCTAACCCATTGATA